CCATAGACCAGAACAGGATTCGATTGCATATATATACCCGAAACAGAATTTCCTGATTCATGCACTTCCGGCAATCTCTCGCTCACCGGAATCCACTGCGGTTCGGGCTTTGCGACCAATTCCCCATTTCCGCAGGCAAGGACTTCGGGCTGAATGGTCGGCAGTTCCCTCAAGTCTTTCCGCAACATAAGAATCTCTGCTGTCTGCTCCATCGGGATATTGTCGAATCTCTTGTCAAGCGCATCAATTGCATCCTGCCTGTTTATTGTGTCACCGACATTTGTGTCGGTCACAACAGGCTGAATGGTCGGCTGTGCGGCAAGTAGGTTTTTAAGTGTTCCAATAAATCCTGATTCTGTTCCTTCTTCAACGTACCAACCACCGCATTTTTCTATTAGTGCATCCGCATCAATCAACCGTCCATGTACTGGGATTTCAACGAGCGGGCACCAGTCAGGTCTGGGCATCCCATACGGTGCACCAACCGTTTTATGCCCTTTAACCACGGTGCAATGCATTGGCGATTCCACATGAAATAAGTCACATGAACCGCATTTCTCCGGCATCTTCATGCCCTTAATCAAAACGCTCATCGTCTTCACTCCCTTCTTCCGTGTATCGACTGCCCTCATGGCATTCCGAGCACGGATAGCTGTATGCCGGCAGTGACTTGTGCTTGCATTCGTCACACGTCCATTCGTTCATGTGTCGCCCTCCTCTCTGTGCTGTGACCGTTCCGCATCGAACGCTTTCGGGTAGCGTGCTCTCAGCTTGTCGATGTTGGTCTGCATGACCGTCTCGAGCGGTACGCTCAAAGCCTCGGCAGTGGTCGCCACGTACCAGAGCACGTCACCGAGTTCACGGATCAGATGCTCTTTGGTTGCTTCGTTCAGCTCGTGCCCCTGAAACATGACCTTCTTCACAATGTCCAGAGCCTCACCGGATTCGCCCGACATCCCCATGACTCCTTGAAGCAGTAGGTTCTCCGGGCAGCTCGTTGATATTCCCGATGCTGTACGCATGGCAAGTGTCTGATATTCGTTTGGTGTCATTTATCAACCCTCCTCATTAAGATTTCAAGTTCCGCCCTCATGTTGATGATTCTGTTCTCCTGCTCGGTGTCCGCCATCTGGAAGTCCGTAGCCATTGCGAGGTAGCGTTCTGCTTTTTGCAGGTCTTCGAGTCCGTTCTTGTGCTCGTACCGCCACATGTACTTGAATGCATTGAGAATACAGAAATCCGTGACTGCTTTCCGACCAAACACGGCAAGCATGACGTCAATGCATTCGAGCGAACATTCCGTATAGTGCGCTGGGTGGTTGACGGTGTCTGGCTTCATGTCTTCCGCTGTCTGCGCAAGCTCGGCATCTGTCGGCTTGCGTTTCCACATCGGAAAATCCTTTCCACCAAAACAGGTCTTGCATGGATCTGCATCGTACGGCAAAAATCGGCATGTGCAATTTTTGCACGTCCTTGCCGTCCATTCCGCAAACGTTCCGCTCTCCACACAGTTCTTACACGTACTACGGTACGCCAGTATTCCATCGAGCGCACAGGTCTTGCAACTCTTATCCATTCTTCTCCTCCTTCCTGTCCTTCCTGACGTAAACGATCAGTTCGCCGTTTCTCAGTTCCTCGCTGTTCCACCATGCCGTATGCCCTGCTTCTTTCGCTTCTCTGAGCACTGCAAGCATTTCGGCGTAGGTCTTGCATTCGTGTCGTTCTTCGGTCATGTCGTTCACCTCATAGCCCATATTGTCAAATTCACCGATGCTATCACTGTATTAAGGATTGCGAGCTTGTTGTATTCTTTGTGTGCGTCATAGAGCGCAACCGCCAAGCAGAACAGTCCTGCGATTAGGTTTGATATTCTCATGCAATCCTGTCCTTTCCCTTGGCTTTCCGAAAATCCGCCGTGAATCCCTTCTCAGCCAAGTCAACGTGTACGCCCGCCTTTTGCTCGAGCAGGTCGACAAGTTCTGTGATTGATGTGTTCTGCCGTCCAATTTCCATGAGGTAGTTGAGATACGCGTTGCAAAATTTCGGCAGTCTCTTGACTCCGCCCCATCCGAAGTCACCCCACAAGACCGCCATTGCGATGACCATTGCGGCTTTGTAAGCAAGCTCCATTGCTGCGGCGAATTCCTTTTCCCATTCGGATTTGGTCATCTTCGCCGCAATGCCGATGATGTGACGGCTCCGGATTTCCATGTCGAGCGCCTTCAGCGGGTCGGTTCCGTCTGCCTGTGCCTGAGCGACAATCCTGCGGGCTAGGTCTAGCCCCTGATTCCGTCCTTCTGCGATTTGGTCTGATTTGCTCATGTGGTGTCCTCCCCGATAAGCGCATACATTTTCTTTCTGATGTCTTCAATCTGGCGGTCGATGTATGATTTGAGCCGTGTCTGTCTGTCACCCTTAAACCATTTCTGCTTGAACTCCGCAACCGTCTTCATGTAGTCATCTTCTCCGATGTCGGAACTGTCAAACCATTCAACGTCATGTGCGAGTTTTCTGATGTCCTCCATCAGGTCATTGAGCTCATCGTCATACATTTGACCGCAAAGCTCGTTTTCGATTTTGTAGCAAATATAATCTCTGCTTCCTCCGCTCATTGATTCACCTCACTTTCAATTTTTCTGTATTCTGCTGATTTTCTCCACGGTTCATAATCATCAAAGTTGTCAATAGACCAGAACAAGAATCGGTTATTACACCATCTTTGCAAGTGTCGGACAAATGAACCTTTCCTTGTGTGGTCTTTGTCATAAATCATGACATACGGTGAGAAGTCCAAGCTCCGCAAAAAGTAGATTCTCTCAAGGTCTTGCGAAGGTGTTGTATCAAAGTTTGTAAGGACATATACTTGCACTTTGCTTCTGCCCCAACCAGATACATTTCTGAACGTCTTGAACTTTGGCTCAATTATTTCCTTGTCCTGATAACGGTCATACGCAAAATGCACGGTCTTTAGTTTTATCCGACTCAACATCTCAGCTTTTTCCTCAGTCATCAACCGTATGTCAACGCCCTGATTGAAGTCCACGTATGCCTTGCTGTCGATTAGCTGTTGCAGAATATCTTTCCAATCCTTGCAAGCCAATGTGTTCGGATCGCAGAGGGAGATGTATTTCTGACCGTGCCAGAACTCAGATAAATCAGCGACCTTGTGAGAGCATCTTCCATCGGCAGGTTTGTCTTTCACATGGCAAAAGTCGCATCCCCTCGGACAGCCTCTTGAACAGAAGCCATAAGCCGTGTTCTCAATATCCTTGACCTTTCCGTAGTAGATTGAGTAATCGGGGTAGATATGCTCGATTTCATACGGCAACCCTGTGTCACGTTCCTTGTGGTAGACTTCCTTGCCATTCACTAACTCAATGCAATATCCGCTACCACCTTTTATGACTTCATCAGCATCGACAAAGTATTCGTAGTCTGGTGTGAAGCTGAACACTTTCGACATGTAAACTTTGTCCATGTGTCCGCTGAATAGTGGTTCATACCATTCCACCGAATCGCCCTGCGCCTTATGCCATGCCGATAATTTCATGAGTGGCAAGTTTGGGAAATTATGACCGTCTACATCTATCAGCCCGATACGCAATCAATCCACCCTCTCTAAATACGTTTCCCACCAGAGCCCGCACACCATCTTGACCGCCCATGCGACCAGAAACGAGCGGAAGAACAACGGCTGTTCGTATGCGGTGGCTCCGTAAACTGTGTAGTACCAACGTTCTAATCTGTATCTAGGCATATTCCTTTGCATCCTCCTCTAACTGTTCCATAACTCCCATTGCGAACGTCCTCGCAAGCAGACAATCATGCTTGTTCTGATACTCGACCGCATCCTTCACGAGTGCATCCCACTTAGCTTGCTCGTGGTTCTTCGTGCCGAAATACTTCTTGTAGAGTTTCCAGGCATCCGAGAACGCGTTATATTTTGCTTTCAGTCTTTCCGTATCACTCAAAACTCAATATCCTCCATGTCGGTAAAATCTATCTGCTCGTACTCTTCTGGCCGTTTTTCCCATCCGAGCGCAAATCTCAAATCGCCCTCGCTTTCCGCTATCCGCTTGGACGGCTCATCGAACACGAGCGGGATATTATCTTCCTTGCCGTTGATACGGTTCTTTGTGATTGACAGCACCCGCACGATCTTCGAATCGTTCTCGCTTTCCTTCTTGGTCGGCTTCCGGTAAACCATGACCACATCCGCAAGGTTCGGTATGTTTCCGGAGCCCGCTATGTCATCGTTCGTGAGCTCGTTTACTGCGTCTGTCCGCCCGAACTTCCGAGGATGAGCGATTAGGATGATGAGCACCTCGTAAGCCTTCGCCATCTTGACGAGTCCTTTGACGAATTCAGTCTGCATCCGGTAGATGTCGCTCGCTCCGTCATCGTCCATGGCGGTCATAAGGTTGTCGATAAAAATGACCTTGCAATCGTACTGGCGGATTGCCTGTTTGACCGTCTCCGTCAATGTCTCCTCTTCGGTTCCGTCCGAATCGAGAAGCAGGCCGTTGTCGTAGATATATGCAGAATCCTCGTACCAGCTCACAATGTCGTGCTCATTCTCGGCATTGACCGCATATCTCACAAATCCGTTCTTCGCCCGCCGTCCGTTGATGTAATCGGGCCCTGCGAGCTGTCTCTCGAACCATCCCTGAAACTGCCAGTCGTTAAGCTCTCCGGAATAAAAGAACGTTGTGTATCCTGCTTTAATCGCAAATGCTCCAATCTGCGAAGCGAATGTCGATTTCCCGAGACCTCTCTGCCCCGTGATAATCACGAGCTGTCCGAGATAGAGTCCTCCGGTCAGTTTGTCGAATGACGGTATTCCGCTGTCAAAGTGCGGGATGTCGCTCCAGTCCTTGCGTTTCACGCTCGATAGCTGCTTGATACGTGGGTTCTCGATTGGGATAGCGTTGGCGATTGCTTCTCGTATGGCTTCCGGTCCGTAATACCTGAGGATGTCGTTTGCATCCTTGCATCCGAGATAGTCCGCTTCGCGAACGTGCTTGACCGTTCCGTGGAAGCGTCCGCTCATCTCGTCAAGCAACGTGATATGCCCCTTCTCGCAGTCCCCGAAGATTATGAGGGTTTTGAATCTCGCAAGGAAATCCCAGCAGTAGGGCACCCATGTGAAACCGTTCGCACCTGTTGGAACACTGACCGCATTCGGGAGACCGGCTTCCGCAACGCTCAAGCTGTCTATCTGCCCTTCCGTGAGAATCAGCGTATCAGATAGCTCGCTGTCGCACTGATCCATTCCAAACAGTATCGGCTTGCAGTCTCGCTCGCACCATTCCTTTGACTTGTCTCGGGTCTTATCAAAATCCGCCTTCCGATATTTCACGAACTGCATCTTGCCGTCTTCGTCATAGAACGGAAAGACGATGATGTTGTCGTGTTCCTTCTGGGTGGTAATTCCGTACCGCCTTGCGACCGCCTCCGATATCCCCCGCGCTTCCAGAAACTCAACTGCTGGCTGTCGCACCTCGGGTCTCGGATATCGGCTCATATCCCGATATTTTCGTTTCCGCCTGAAATACTCATCGACCTCCGTTCCGAGCGAGAAATCAAATTCCCTCGCAAGGGTCAGCATATTACCCTTAGCCCCGCAGGAAGCCCGTAGGCATTTGAATTGCCCTGTTTCCAGATTGATCGCGAACGTTTCCTTGTCATTCGTTAGCTCTCCGCAGTACGGGCATCTCCGAAACTGCAACTCGTTCCCGCGTCTCTTTGCCGATATTCCCCGCTCCCTTGCGAATCGGTAGGCGTCTTCCTTATCAAATTCGTAAATGCTCATGAGTTAAGCCAAGCCTCCAATTCCTCCGGTGTGTCTTCGATATCCCAGGGATTATAATCCGCA